CATTTACTGCATCTGTCCTTGCGGATATCCGTGGTGGGGTTGTCGAACTCATCCGCCACTGCCGGACCGTTATACCCGCATTCATCTCCCCGGTAATCCCACATACAGGTGTTCGCCAGCATGATGCGACCGGGAAACAGCGCCCCGTCCGTCTCGGTCGGTGTGGCAAGCACAAACGAGGCCTTCATGGCTGTCAGCTCCGACATCTGCTCCACCACCCAGCGGTCGCTCAGCTCCTGCTCCGGGTCCGCTTCCGGATTGCCCGCCACAAAATTCACCGCATCCAGAAAACGCGCATACACCCGGCGGCGGACCACCGTGGCACCCACCAGGCTCTGCAAATCCTCCGCCATTCCGGTGACAAGACCAGACAGATTGGACACCGTCAGCGACGGTCTGGCACTGCTGCCCTTCCCGTTCATCTCAAAGCCGCTGCCGTCAATCGGGTATGCCTGATATTCCCGCCCCTGCCAGGTGACCGGCTCCCCTTTTTCATTCAGCTCATTGCAGAAAAAATAGCGCTCACCGCCCTGCACCGTCAGGTCAATTTCCCAGAGCACCACCCGCGGTGACTGCTCTGATTTAACCGACTCGTTAAGACTTTCTTCGTGGATATCCTGCATCAGTTCACCACCTGCTTAAACTCCGCGCTGAACTCAACGCGCAACATCCCGACCCGCGCAGACCACCCGGCACAGGTCACCTTTATCTGTCGGTATGCATAAGGCGGTGTCCACAGAAACGCCTTCCAGCCACCGTGCTCTGCCAGGAACGTTTCCAGATGCCGGGCCTCCTCCCGGGTCACGGAAAGCATCACCCTGTACGTCTTCAGGTCAGCATTCAGCCCCGCCGCCATACGCTGCGAATACCCGTCACCAAAACGCACTTCACGCACCGATGGCTGCGAGTTCACCTCCATATCCGGCTTCACTTTCCAGCGAAATGTTTTCATCGCCCGCTCCCTGATAACAGACCGCCATCACGCAACTGCAGCCGGAGCTCATCCTGCGCCCCCTTGCGGGCCATGTCATACACCGCTTTCAGCAGCTTCGGCCCCGCCTGTCCGTTGATACCGTCATTCTGAATCACCACATGGTTGTTCTGATTAAAATTAATGCCTTCCGCCCGCCGCATCTGCGCCGGACTTCCGGCACCGCCCACATAACCACCTTCCGCATAGCCCCGCATCAGGCGGTACAGGTTGCCGACACCAATCCGGCTGGTTGCCTCCTTAGTGAAGACAAACTCCCCGCGATGGACTATCCCCGCAGGCTCGTATTTGCCGCCAGTACCTGTAAAACCACCACCGGCAAACCCAATGGCACTACCGATACTCCCGACAATCCCCACCATTGCCTGCTTAAGCAGAATTTCTGTCATCATGGACAGCACGGAACGGGTGAAGCTGCGCCAGTTCTGTTCACTGCCGGTCAGCATCGCCGCCATATTCTGTGCAATACCGTCAACGGTCTGCGTGGCCGCGCTTTTAACCTGCGAAAAACTGTCCATGGCACTTTCCGCCCACTCCCCCCAGCCGGATTTCAGCCCGGCCATCCAGCTTCCACGAAGCTGCTCCTCCGCAGACCAGGTGTTCTTCAGTGCAGATGTGGCTTTCGCCAGCGCCTGCGGATTATCGCCGTACACATCACGAAGCCGCTGCGCTTCCGACTCCCGCTGCGCCTGACGGTCGCTGAGGCCGCGGGCTTTTGCGCTGATGGCGGCCTGCTTCGCGCTCTGCTGCTGTTCAAACCGCGCCGCCTGCTGTGCCAGCTCATTCAGCCGTTTCTGGTGTTCAACCTTGTCGCCCAGGTCAGCCAGCTGGCGTTTGTACTCCAGCGTCTCTTTCTCATGGGCCAGCAGCGATTTTTCCTGCCCGGATAACTGCCGTTTCGTGGCGGCCTCTTTCAGGACCGCATACTGATTTTCCGCTTTCCATAAATCACGGCGCTGCTGGCTGATTTTTTCATTCGCACCGCTGTGCTTCTCCAGCGTCCTGAGCTCAGTTTCGAGCGCCAGCAGGGCTGCATGCGCCTGGTCTTCCTGGCGCTCACCGGCAGACACCTTCACACCGGACGGCTTTTTCTGCGTCGACTCATAATCCTTTTTTGCCGACGCCATCAGCGTGTTGTAATCCGCCTGCAGGATTTTCCCGTCTTTCAGTGCCTTGTTCAGTTCTTCCTGCCGGGCGGTATATTTTTCCAGTGGCGTCAGCTGGCGCTCATACGCCTTCTGCGCCTCTCCGGTATACTTCAGCTGTGACGCCTCACGCTCAGCCCTGTCCCTTGCCGCCAGTTCACCGGCTTTTTCCATATCCGACTGCAGCGTTGCCGCTGCCAGACCCAGACGGGCATTTTCCCGGTCATCCCATGCGCCCTGAAGGTTGGCCCGGAAAGAGGCGGTTTTACCGCGGCGCTGGCTCCGGCCCTGGTACCACTGCCATTTTTTATCCGCCTCATCAAATGCCTTCTGCGCACTGGCGAGCATATCCGCTGAGGACTCAGGACGACCGATATCCAGAATTGCATCCCACATCGATTTGAATGCCTTCCCTGTTTTATCCGCCCAGGTCTCCAGTGTCCCCATGTTTTCTTTCAGGCGACGGGTCTGCTCATCAAAGCCTTTCGTGGCAGCATCGTTCGCCGCCTGTAAGGCCCCGGCCTCATCACCGGAACGCTGCAGTTGTGCAACATACGCAATCTGCTCTGCCGTCACGTTACGGAACTGGCGCGCCATCGCCATCAGTCCCGACGTCGGGTCGGTGGTCAGTTTTCCGAAAGCCTCTGCAACCTTGTCCACTTCCACACCGGATGCAGATGCAAAACGCGCGATACTCTGGTTGATGGCATCAAACTGTTCACCACCACGCACACCTGCATTCACCAGGGCTGCCAGTGACTCACTCGCCTGGTTAAACGTCAGCCCTGCCGCCTGCCCGGCTCTGGAGAGCGTCAGCATGCGCTCTGCCGTCAGTCCTGACTGATTACCGGAAAGAACCAGGGTTTTATTAAACGCTGAAAGCGTGGAATCCCCCTGGTACCAGGCATACGCCAGCGCACCTGTCGCCACCGCCAGCGAGGTGACCCCGACCATCGGCAGGGTGATCGCTCCGGCAAGCCCCCTGAACATGGGGATCATCCCGCCGAAGGCGTCCTTCACCTGACCGCCCTGTTGCAGCAGGATGAGCCAGGGATTCTGACCACCGGCAAGCTGCGTGGCGATATCCGTAAACTGTGCGGGCAGGGTTCGCATGGCCGCTTTATACTGCCCGACGGAAATCCCGGCTTTTTGTGCAGCCAGCGCCTGGCGGCTCAGCCCCTGCTCAACGACAGTGGCGGTTTTTCTGGCGTCAGTATCCAGTCCGGAAAAATGACGCCTTACCCGGCTCATCTGCTCATCGAAACGGACCGCATCCAGACTCAGGTCAATAACAAGATCACCAACCGGCTGGGACATATCTCACACCTCCCGGAATCCCCGCTGAAGCCATCATTAATGCGGCATCATCCACCATGACATCCGCCACATCCGCAGACGATAAAATATCGCGCCCTCCGTCCCCACCGAACCGGACGCCTCCGGCAAGTCCTGCCGCTTTCTGCATCAGCATTTTGTCCTCATCCGGCATCTCCACCTGCTCTTCCTCATGCCGGGGGACAAGCAGACTGAAATCAGAGGGATGCATATCCGGATCGCAAAAAAACAGGCTGAGTACAGCGTACGTCAGCCCGGAAAAATGCATATCCAGCTGGGTATCGTGAAAATAATGCGTGCGGTAAAAATGTCGCCAGTCGGCATATTCGGTGGATGTCATCCCGGCAAGCATGGCGCGCCAGTCAGGCCTCCCCATCTCACGCGCCAGTCTGAGGGCAAAATTCAGCTCGCCGTCGAAGACTTTCCCGCAGAAAAATCATCATCAGTCAGCGCGTTATTTTTCGCCACTTCGGTAATATCAGTATCCGCATGAACAGGCCCGCTCATCCCGGACAAACGCAACACCACATCTTCCGCCCGGGCAATGGCATCAGCAGGCCAGGTGGTCAGGACTTCCTGCTCAATCTGCATCACGGCCTCATTCATTGACGGTGACCCCGTTTTCTGCGGATGGTTATGCCACAGAGACATCGCCACCAGAAACGCACCGGTTCTGACGAGATCTTCCACGCTTACCTGCAGGTTGCCGCTGGATTCTGCCTGTTCTGCCCGCCGTTTCAGGAGCGCAAGATGCTCAATACGCTGCAGCGCAGACAGTTCAGAAAGCGTGACGGACACACCGTTATATTCAAATTGTTCTGTTTTCAGAAACATGTATTACCTCCGTTTACCCTGCAGCGCCCGCTTCAGTAACGGTGACTTCAGCTACCGTGGCAAACTGACCATTACCGGAAATCACGGGGATACTCACTTTTCCAGCCTTAACCCCCGTCACAGTGATCGCCATATCTTTCACAGCAATGGTTCCCGTTGACGGATCGGCGGAAACCGCTCTGAACGTCTTGTCGGTTGCACTTTCCGGCTCAAAAGAAACAGTCAGGGTGGTTGTTTTTCCTTTTTCCACGGTACCGGATGTCGGCGTCACCTTAATTGCAGTGACCGGCGTAATTTCGCTGCGTTCTTCCGCCACGGAAGGTTTGCCCACGTTGGTAACTTTCACTGTTCGGGTGATCACTTCTTTCGCCGTCACGGCCTTACCGATACTGCTGATCCAGCCACGAAACACATCCACCGTGCCATTCGGAAAACGGATTTTATAGGCCCGGACATCGCCGCTTTCAAACCAGCCTATAAGCCCTTTCTGACCGTCCTCTCCCGGTTTCCAGGCCAGCGTAAAACTGGTATCACCTGCAGATTTCTGTCCCTGCCCGGTCGCGGTCCAGTCCGCTTCTTCATCATCCAGGTAGTTATCATCGTAGGATTCTGCCGTCATCTCGCCCGGCGTCAGATCCGTCACCTTAGCCAGTCGCTGCCAGTCATCGTCTGACAACGGGTTTGCATAAGCATCACCCGTGCCGATGTAAACCCACAGTGTGGTTCCGGCACCTTTTACCGGCTCCAGGGGATTTGGTGTTGCCATATCGTCCTCACATCTCGTATGTAATTGAATAAGTCAGATCTGCAGAACTCCACAATGCCATATCGTCATCACGACGATACTCATAGCCCTGCGTAACCATCCGGGTAATCATGCCTGCCAGTGCAGGGATCGCAGTTATCGCCGGGTAAATCCGGCTTTCCATCCACTGAT